CTGTGATCTCTAGAATATGAGTCCCAGTTAATCATTCGTTTCTTAAATGCAGAAAACGTAGGATGATAAACGGTCATATTTTAATCTTTTATAGTAACATATAATGACTGTTGGTAACAATTATAAGTTCCTATAGCTGCAGGTACGACCAATATTGCGTATCTTTAGCCCCCACCGCAATATAATAAGTCGTCTCTAAAAATGAGCTAATCATATGAGAAACCAGTGCGAAATTAAACATATTTTTCGATTGCACAGTTATCAAAGGGTAGTTCTTCATTTTTTTCCTTATGAAGATTGATATTATGAGTTGATATAAGCATCCGATCGTCCAAACGCCTGTCAAAACACCCTTCTCTCAATTTTATGACTTTCTTTTTCTCTTCGACTTCACTTGGTTTGTAAAAGTCTGGCTCTTTTTTTATATCTGGTCGACCTTAATATTTTTCTTTCGGTCGATCTTTATTTTGTTGACTTAAAGAACTTGCTTCTGAGGGACAAGTCTTATAATTAGAACTAGAAGTCTTGTCTTACATCAATGGTTCTTATTCCTAAGAACCCATCTCAATAATCGTATCATTCTAATTCTGAACGGCAACAGTTTTTTACGTAACTGGGGGAATTTCAGCCAATTCGACACCAAGATAAAAAACATAATGACCTATTATCTCTCTAGGTTTTTAATATTTTTCTTTGTGTTTACCTTTTTTCTTTGTGGTCGTATTTAATGGATTGGCTGGTTCTGGTTCATATCCTACGTAGAGATACATACCATCACGTTCTTCAATTGGTTTTTAAAGAATGTGATTGTTGAGTTCGCTAATTGTGCCAACTCTAACTATCTCGAATGGAATATCGGTTAAATAACAAATCTAATTAGCTAATTCAGCTGATACTAGATTCCAATCGCCTCTACGAGTTCGATCTCTCTATCTTTCGACATCAAGTGAGTGCTCGTATTGACCGAAAAAATGAGCAGCAAATGTGAACATATCACGTCTTGTTGCCATTTCGTTGTTTCTATGAGTCATTTACCAATAGTAGTAATATGAACCCAAGAAACAATAACCATCTCCAAATCTGTGGTCATAGATATTAGATTGTTATCCATCAACAATATGTCTATATCTCCAAACCACTGCTCTCCAATCGAGAATAACGCTTTCATCATTGCTTAACATACCACCTCTCAGAATACAGTTGGTATCTTAATCAATATCGTAGAACTGATTATACTCATTCTTTATCTTCTAAAGCACTCTTTTTTAGAATTTAGATTAAAACACATCCTTAGGAGCAATTGTGTTTTATTTGATGAGTCTAGAACTATTTATTTATGACAAAAATTTATTGTCAAGAGTCGGTTCTAGTCGACCAAGATTGCTGCTTCCGCTTACGGCGCACACAGTTTACTGTCGCACCAGCATCCCGCCTGAATCGTTCTATTCAGTTTGATGTCCCCTACTACGTCCGGTTCTACATGAAACCTTCATTTCGTTTTGACATGCGGTTCGCTACACCTAATGTAGCCTGGGTCCAGGGTGAGCCTGTATCCCTTTAGTTGTGCAATTTTACTATAATGAGACAATTTTTTAACAAAGTGGCAATTCAAATTTACGATTTGATAAATTTGAAACTCGTTCGCGTATATGCTCAGTAGAATGTTTACTAAAACTACCAGCTCCACATTTATATAATCCTTCTACCCCGATTTCAAAACACTAATTTTGATAAAGAACTTAATCTCCTTTTACTACTGGGGGGTCTTATATGATTTGGAAGACGTTCAAACGAGTCTCCAAATCTTGTTAAGTCACATTAAAGCAATCGGCATCGATTAACATTGAAACGGTTGTCGTTCTAATGTTAGGCCCGTCATGATTAATATTTTCTTCCTGCTGATACAGTTAAGTATCCGGACACAAGGTGGAATAGCTCATGGGGGCTACTCTCTCCTTCCTTTTGGAAGACCCTGCGGTAAATTATTTTAAATGTAAG